GAGGCTATAAAGAGTTGAGGGAGCTATCAAGTGTCGTAAGGCGTAATCGCCGGTTTTCGTATGTCGTAATTGTTATTGAACTTGTACAGATTGCATTATCTTTTGAGTCCATATCTAAACTTGCTATATGAACTGTACCAGTGTACATACCAGCACCTGTTAGTGCAAATGATGTCTGATCAGATGGAACTCCTAAAATTATGTTTAACGATCCACCTGAAAGTTGAGTTGCTAGTAAAGTATCAAATGATGTATCACCTGATACCTTGGTAACCAAAACGTTAGATGTTATTGTCCATGAATATTGTCCTGGAATTTCTACTTTTGCATTGCCGGAAAATTTGTTTGTTGCATCTACCATTGTAGAAGTAATTGAAAGTTTACAATCTTGGGCAAAAGCTAACGGTTGAGTTGATCCAGAATTACCCAAATATACCATGACGTTATTACCCATAAGTAAGTCAGTATTAGAATTATATGCCATATTATTTTATATTATTTTTTTTATTTTATATCAAAAAGTGCAATTTGCACATATTTTTTATCAATTAAATCCTCGGATGAATCAATTAAATAACAAGAATATTTATAATTATCATCTGTTAATTGATCACCTTCAATTGTGTCACTTATTAATTCAATCATATCAATTGAAGTACCATAATTTTCTGAAACTGCAACCACAGCAAATTTACAATCATCCAAATAAGGTCCGAATTGTGTATATTCTCTACCATATTTTTCCCTGTAATAAGTAACGAAATTACCAGTTGTTCCAGCTGGCGCAATAATTGGAAAAATATTATCATTTATATATGATGTTATTCCTGAATTATTAATTAATAAATTTCTTATTTCACCGCCGATATCAAATTTTGATTTCAATTTCTTAATATTAATTTTGTTATTCCATTTGAAATTCCGTTAAATAATTTATCCATTGCAGCACTTTCATTATTATTTATGGCATCATCCCAAAATTCATTACCTTCTATTTTTCCTCTATTATATCCCTTTGATGTGTGTCTTTCTTGTGTACCCCTATCAACTAGATGTGCGTGATGTCCTAATTCGTTAAATCCGGCAATAGCTCCTAATTTATTTGATTTTAATTTATTTCTGAACGACTTCAAAAGGTTACCAGTTTCACCCTTTTTGTCTTTCATTCTGCATCTTAAATTTGATTTACCTGACGCAATAAATAAATTAGTTACATCCTTTAAACCTTGTTTAATTACTGAATCTTTTTCAATATCCTTTAATCCATCAATCATTGAATATATTCTATCAAAATCTATTAATCTAACTTCTACATCCATTAATTATTGATTTATTTTTTCCAATTTAATTATAACTGTACTGTCAAATAAATTTCTATCAAAAAATGTAATTCTATAATCATAATTATCATAATTGACAATTAATAAATCATTCATTAATTTATTCCATCTCAATTTGAACGTTAATTCATTTGTATGAAATAATTCTTTTGCATCAATTTTAAAATTACCAAACGCTTTTTGTTTTGCCGCTTTGCATTTAAATAAATCAACTTGGGTTATTGTTTCATCACCATATTTTGATTTAGATATTACGTTTTCTTTAAAAAATAAAGTATATAATAAAGTGCCTGCTGCAATCATTTTTAATTTGAATAATTTTTATAAAAATCTAATAAATATCTGTAATTAAATGGAATTTCTAAAGTCTTCATACTGAAAGAAACCATTTCACGATTTGCATATAAATTGCCTATCATTAATAAAGCAGCCTGACAAATTGGAGCTGGTAAAACATTTACAGTTTCACCACCAACATTAAAATTGGTGGTTAATCCTGTTAATGGTTGATTAATATGTAATTCCACGGCAGCTTCTGCAACACTTATTAATGATGCGATATAATCATCATCATCAATAAATAAATCATCTAAATTCAAATGTTTTTTTGCCTGTTGTAAAGTAATATACATATTAATTATTTATTTTTCGTTTAAGATAATTGAGTTAATTGAGCCATAACGAAAGAATTACGTCTTGGTTTAGCATCAAAATATGCGTTAATTATCAACCGTACCTTCCCATTTGCTGCGACGCTATATGGATCAACCAACAGATCAATCGATCCCCATTGACCAATTACATAATCAGTAAAGTCACCAATTATTAAACCTTTTCCGTATACGTTAGCAGTTGTAAATGTTGGTACTTCATCAATCTTACCATCCTCATAAACTTGAGAATTTTGATTTTTTACTGTTGATTTTAAAATACCTTTAACTTTTGGATTACAAATGAAACTGTAATTTTTTATATTTAAATTCTCTAATGCAACTTCTAATGCTGTTATGTTAGAATAAGTAATTGCACTATTATAAGTTGTGTAACCAGTAGCTGCAAAAAATCCTGCTGGTGAATTACTAGCAATTGCATTCCCTAAAATTGTACTTTCTAATTTTTCAGAAATTGCTTTTACGATATCTGACATTAAAAGTGCTTCGGCACTTGTACTGTCTTGATTCAAAAATTGTTTGGATATGTCCAAAGTTGCTGTTAATCGATTTGGTTTCAACGTTACCTGCCCAAATGCGCCAGTACCATCACCTGCCAATGCTGTTTCACCAGCCCAAAGTACTGCACTACCAGAGTAGGTTGGTATTGCAACATCACCAACTAATCCTGTTAAAAATTGAGCACCTGCACTAGCCAAAACTAAATTAGCATATAAAGGACCCAAAACATTAATCGTTTGTGTAGCAATAGTTTCAGCTCCAAGAGTTACGCCTCCTGCTGTGATGTCACGTTTTTCAAACGGCATTTGAATCTGTCCAGAATATTCTAGACCTGATTTTCTCATTTCAGATTTTCCGACATTTACTACTTCTTGCTCCAATTCGGATAAACTTCTATTATTTGCGATTGCATTAATCGCAGAAATTAATTTAAATTCGTTCATTCTTTTTTCTATTATTTTTTCTTTTTTATTTATTTCTAAATTCCTTTTTTCATTACAATTTTCTTCTATATCATCATCATTTGTTATTTCATCAACTACACTTTCAACAATTTCATCAATAATATCAGTTGTAATATCGCTTTGTTCTACTGATTCTACTGATTCATCAGCATCAGCATTTATTTCAACAGAATTGTCAATTATTGTGATGTTGATGTCTCTTTTTTCTTCTTCAATTAATTCTTTTTCTTGAATTAAATTCAATTCATTTTCTTTAATTTCTAAAAATCTTTTACATGTAACGCTGGTTGCTTCGTAAGCTGGTTGATAAACAGGTGAACAATCAAATAAATTACCAAATTGTAGAATGGTTCTGATATATGTACCATCATTTTGTTTTTGCCAGTCATCTTTTTCCACACTAAATGCAAATGAACTGGCTGTAATATCACCCCTTTTGATTGCTTCAATTGTTTCATTTCCTAAATCCGTGTTAGGTGCTTCAAATCTATAATTTAAGCCAGTTTCATCAACTTTTAAATTTAAACTACCAGTACCTTTTTTGGAACGAGCTAGCACTCCACGTTCTGCATTATGATTTAAATATGCGAAAACATCGCTTCTTTCAATTACTCCATTTAATGAGTTTGGATCAATTGTTTCTTTAAATCCGCCAAGGTCTTCCGATAATGAATTAAAAACTAATGCATATCCTTCAATACTTCTAGTATCAATAATTGAACTTACTTTATTTTCAATTTTTCTTATTTCTTTTTCCATATATAATTGTATGTATTTATTTTGTCAGCTATTTTTAAATTTCTGAATTATCATTTATATTTGCGTCGGGGTTTTTATTTTCATCATTATTATTTTCATCATTTGATTTAGTTTTTTGTTGTATTTTTTGCTGTTCTGTTGTTACAACTCCTTTATTTATATTTTTTAACGTTGACATATTTAATTGAATATAATTTTCGTCACCTTCAACTATTTTATTATATCCTAAATTTTGACGTGCTTCATTTACACTAATAACTCCATTTTTTAATAGCGTGGTTATGTAGTTAGCTGTTGTAACTTTGTCAGTTGATAACATTTCAGTTACATCGAATTTAACCGATATATTATTTGTTGTTGAAAATAATTTTCTATTAAATTCATTTTCGATTAAAAATAAATACGGTTTAATTGTGTCTTCCAAAAAAGATAATTGTGTCTGTTCCAAAGATGAATAACTACTATGTGATAAGTCGAATATTTTGACTGGGGATATGTTAAAAAATCTACAAATTTCAATTACATTGAATTGTCTACTTTCCAACAACATTGAATCTTTTGGATTAATAGCTATATTTTGATAATCCATGTTTGCAGGAATAACAGCCACTCCAGCTGTTGCAGGATTATCAAAAGCGGCATTCCACGCTGTTCGTATTTGTTCTTTTTGAGCGTCAGTCAATGTTGAATTCGCTTTTAATAACCCATTTTGTGATGCTCCACTTTTGAAGTAATTTGCAGCATGTTTTTCGGCATCATTAGCACCTTTTAGCGTATCATATCCATATTGTATCACGCTAATACCATGTACTGTATCATTAGAATAGAGCCAAAAATGTAAAATGTCTGTTTGCTTAAATGGTTTTGGATAACCTGCAATTGTGTAAGTGATATTTGAAAGTAAATAATCAAAAGATACTGTCACCCATTCGGCAGGAATGTATTTAATTTCAGTTACAATACCTTTTTTATCACGAATAATCAAAGCATAACTATTACCCTTTAAAATAATTGATTCAACAATTAATTTAAAAAAATTGTATCTGGATAAATTCGGAGATGGTTGTAAATTTAAAAGATTTTGAACTGGATTAGTGTAATTAATGCTTTTATAACCCTGATTATCATTTATATAAACGTTAATTGGTAGTGTTGCAACCGCATTACTGATTGCATTTGTAGCTGAAAATACAGCACTAAGTCTCATTGATTGACTTGATACATAGCTACTTATACTATTAAATGATAATGCATTTGAAAAATAGCTTCTACTTTCTTCTTGTTGTTGTTGTGTATTTTGCGGTTGTGTTGTTTGTTTTATATGATGAAATAATGACATATTATATATATTTCTTTTTTATATAAGTATGTATTTTATTTGTCAGCGTTAAAAAGTAAAGATTGTATTATCAACTTTCGGAATTGTAAGAGCTCCACCAAGTGCGGTTAATATTGATATTACGCCATCTATTTTGTTTTTATTTGCTGATTTAAAAGGCTTAACATTTTCATTATGGTCATATTTTAAAACAACATTAGAAAAACAAA